TCACTGATCTTCATAAGTTACCCCCTAGTAGTGGTATATCAAACGGCTTGCTATCTTCATCGCCTAACTTTGTAAAGCTGATATGTATGTGCTTTGTGTGCTTGTTAAAACCTTTGTACTTGCGCCACTTGTAATTAAGTATTTTGCTAGCGATCATGCCATTATGAATTACGTAAGATATGCGCTTATCGGTTTTCGCACACTTTCTGATCTGGTCAGCCAGATATATTGAGATCCCTTCGGATGAATCCAAGCGAGAATCAACATCAATGGCTCGTACACACCCATCTGCATCTGGATTATGATCCGATTTTGTGGCGGAATGACGAGCATCACCCAACCACCCATCAGAGGTAGAGCGACGATCTGGGTACCAGGTATCAATCTGATCTCTTAACTGTGTACCAGCTGCACAAAGCCAAGGCTTCATTATGAGAGAAGTAAAACGGCTTCCTCAGCTGTAATGCCAAGTCTGCTTAACAGTGCTGCCTTAGCAGTTGCTTTAGTTGCTTCTGCTTGTGCCTCATCTGCTTTAATTTCTTTAATGGCAGCATCTATTTCTTTTTGAGTAGGTGCATCACCATCAAGCACATCCCATTTAACAGTAGAGTAATCATCATCTTGAAATGAAAACTCTGAATTAGGTTTTAATTTGTTAATTGCTTTAATTAAATAACTCATTATGCACCGATTTCTAAAGCTATAATTGTAGAAAGAGTTGAACCATCTTGTGTTGTAACCTGCTGACTATTCGCAGTAGTGGATACTTTTGTTTGCGTTTTGTAAGTAGTAGAAGAAGTAGTGGCAGGACTATCTAAATAATTCATAGCATAATAACCGCCTTTGTTCGCTTCGCTTGATACATTTGCAACTTGGAAAGCACGACTATAAGAGCCGTTACCATCAAAAATTGATGTAGCGCCACGCATTAAACGCCAACCCGCTGCATTGTTAGTAGTAGTTGTATAAACTTGCAATTGCTGGCTAACTAAAATTAACACTTTACTTGTATTTAAAGTTGGAGTTATTGAAACGCTTAAACCGCTATCGGTCATTGTTGTACTTGCAACAGTTGTTGAAGTTGAGGTTGATCCCATAACTACCTGCAAAACTTTTCCACCGCCACCTGCTGGAGTTGCCCAACTTGGCACACCAGCTGCAACGGTTAATACTTGTCCAGTGCTACCAATTCCGAGCCTGGCTGGAGTAGATCCACTTGAAGAATAAATTGTGTCGCCTGTAGTAGTCATTGGGTTAGTCATGCCAGTTGTATCTAAATTAGCCCAAGCACTACCAGTGTAATATGTTGTTACATTTGTGTCTTTAAGATAAGCAAAGTTGCCTTCTTGTGGTGATGTTACAGCTGCATCTCTAGCAGCAGCACTGGCAAATACCCAGACACCTTGCATTAAATAGCCATCTACGTCTGCGGCTGTTAAAACCTCGCCAGTAGTAAAGTCCTTAAATCCTAATCCTGCTGCCATCTTTACTCCTTAATAACTGAGGACATTATAGTCTAAAGTCCCATAAATCGTATCATTTAGGATAAATGCGTCGATAACGGGCTCTAGTGTTGTAAAAGTAGTGCGCCAACTATTCGGTGTTATATTCATACGTACACCGAAAATCTGAAGTGTTTTCTCTAGGGTAGACCCGCCTGGCTGGGTAGTGATAACCTTTATCGGATCAAAGAAATCTAGGTTTAATGCTGCAATTATGCCCGTGTTGTAATTGTTTGTGTATAGGTCAAGCACTATTGAGTCAACTCGGATAGTTGTTTCTGCTCGGCTAGCAACATAAGCCTGTGCGTAATCTAGTGCCACGGCGTCGCTCTGCATAAGTAGGTTGTCTAAGAAGTAGCTGTGTAGGAAGTATTTATCAATGCTGGCTTGATTTAAGGCTACCTGGGCGCTGCCGCCAGATCTCGTAATCGTGGCTTTATTAAATATAAGCACATCGTTAAGAATCCAGCTAGCATCAAAATAGGTTATACCCGTTCCGTTATCTGCAAAGATCGTGGGTGTGCCGCCAATAGATCCAGCTGTTACATTCCTGTCTTGGAATACAAACGACCCACTAGCGTCTACGTATAAAGCGCCATACTCTGACGTGGCTACGGTAGTTAAAGCCGCTAAAGCTGTTCTGTTACTGCCAGGATCGTTCTGGAGCGTAGTCAGCCCTGCATCCACGTCACGCATGGTGGCTGGCCAATCTATCTCATCGAGAATCTGATTAATACGGGTACCACTTAGATTTCCAGCGCTGGCACCTGCAACTGTACTGATCTGTGCTACCTGGGCCAACCTAAACGCATCCACGGCCTGGATAGTTGTAATGGCTACCGTATCGTCGGACTCGTTAGGGTAAGTGGTCACATAGCTTGTAATAAACCCTGAGAATATAGGATAAATGACGCTGCCATAAGTTGCAGTAATCTGCACCTTCTTCATAGGTGTTAATAAATTATAATACGGTCCGCTGACGTTCTGAGGATTAAAGTCGCCATTTTGATCGACGATGCGCAAGGTAAGTGCGCCTGTCTGAAATTGATCTGATAGCGCAGTACGGCCTCGGTTGGTCTCTATGCGGTTAATTTGATTTGATACGTCTACAATCACCGCTGTTGAATCTGCCAATATATTTGTGTCTAGTATTCCTGTTCCTAATACCATGGCCTGGGCAAAACTAGGCCCAGTGCTGAAGTTAATTACAGCGTTAACTACTGGTACGGTCATCCTGGTAAGCCACCATTAGGGGCGGTGCTATACCCACTACGGCCAGCAACTTGAATGCTCTCGGCTACTAGCTGTGCAAACTTATCACCAGACGGTGTGTCAATTTTTACGTTTACATCTACGGACCTATTGCCAGATTCCCTGGCTCTTTCAGTTGCTATTTGTGACACGTTCATGCCAGCGTAAGCAGACGTGCCTACTAACTGAGTTGCTAAGTCTTGGAAGTATGCAGCAGGTTGGGGTGTAAATGTAGGCGTGGATGTAGATGTTGATGTTGATGAAGTCTTAGTAACTCCACCCATCGATGCTATAAATGCGGCTATCTGAGCGTTTAAGGCTCGCACCATTTCTAAGGCTGTATTCTGTAAGTAATCATCTATTTTAGTATTAAGTGTTTTGACTTTAAATAATGCAAATTCTTCTAAAGACATACCTGCTAGTTTTGCCTGCTCTGCTAACTTCTTTAACGCTTCTGCTGCTTCTAACTCGGCTAATAACTTCTTAGCCAGGGCGTCATTGTTGTCTAAGATTGCTAGTTGTGCCTTTAGGCGTAACTTAGTCTCTTCATCGGTTGCCTGATTAAGAGCAGTGGTTAGTCCAATGCGCTCTAGATCAAACTTCTTTCGTAATTCTTCTACGTTCTTATTTTCAATAGCATTCTTCTTAAGTAATAGTGCTAATTCTGCTGCCTTGGCTTTTGCTAGTTTATCTTCAGTCTGGAATCGTTTTGCATCAATACGGCCTGCGCTGCGTTGTTGATTAGCTGGTAAAACTGCTGCTGGCGCACTCATTCTGCCTAGACGCTGTAACAATCCAACAGCGCTCATTTCGTAAGAGAACTTTAATAATTGTTTTAATCCAGGCAGGTTTGCCACCGTTTTTATTCCAGCAGCCAACTCTCCTATACCCCTAGTCACATCGGCTATGCCCGTGGCAAGGTCGGTCATACTATTTGTTAGCGTATCTATACTGTTATCATCGCCTAAAGCAGTTAAAGCATCTATAAGGCCTTTACCTATGATTTCCGTTGCATCGGCAGAAGCAACCGATATAAGACTCATCTTGCCTGCATAGGTTCCCAGCCTAGCTGTTGCTTGGCCTGCAAACTTGGCGTTTAACTCCTCCATGATTTTATCCATGTCGCCAGTCTTTAGCGTGGCTTTACTTAGCCCTGCACCTAGCCTGGTAAGGCCTGTGGTATTGCCTGAGAATCCGCGTGTTAATGCTGCGCTTACTTCACTTAATGATCTACCCGTGGCAGCGCTTACGTTTAGTGCAGTCTCTAATGCATCTTGGCTTTTGGTGATTGAGCCCGTTGCAGTTAAGAGTTGCTGGAACGCTGGCCTTAACTCATCGTCAAGCACGCCATATAGTTTCTGTAAACTGCCTATGTACGCCTCTACTCCTGGCGCGGAGAATGCAAAGCCTGTGTTCTTTAACTGCACCTCAAGTGATTTAGCGGCCTTCTCATCGGCTGCAAATGCAGCAACGGCCTTTTTACTAAATGCTAATAATTGATATGCGCCAAACGTGGCGGCAAAGGTTTTGCCTAGTTTTTTAACTGTTTTATCAAAGGAGGAGATTTCCTTTTTGCCTTTAGTAAGCGCCTTGCCATTAAAGGTGGCTATTACCGATGCAACTATATTGGCCATTACGCTGCCTTCTTAATCTCTGTTTTTTTATTAAATAACTCAGCAGTAACATTAACCGCCCTGATCACGGCTCTGTATATCTCAGGACTATCTTCTGCCCAGGCCCTATAAATTAAACGGCCCTTAGTTTTACGACCGCCGCCTCTCATATCTTTAATCTTTGGTTGAGATGTAACTTTAGGTAATGCGGCTACAAACTGCTGGCTAGCAAATGGGTTGTTTGATTTGTATTCCTGAAGGGCTCTACTTCTAGCAGATTTTTTAGTGTATGTGCCGCTGCCTTCATGCTTAAATGTAAACGGTGCGCGGCCTTCTGGATTTAAGCGACCTGCAACCTCGTATATTGCGCCAGGCCGACTAGCGTTGTAAACATAGCTTGCTACCTTCCAGCCGTTAGCAAAAGTTTTATTCTCACCTCGATTATAACCAATACCTGCCCTGGCGACGGCAGCATCGTATTTAGGGAATGGTTTGTATTTAATATCTGGCGAAGATATTGGTTTAGCCCAGCCCGATAGTACGTCTTGATTACCTGGCACATATCCCTGTGCTTTAGCAGCTACTTTGCGCATCATTGGCTCGGTTATAAATACAATGCGCCTGCGCATTTCTTCATCAATTACATCAAGACCACCCAGGACTTCTTTAATGCCTTCTATTACGACTGGCATTTTTGATCTCCTTTGCCCTATCGCTAAGCACCTGCACGATTGCTCGCAGCATTTCTGGGTCCATATTAATGAACTCATTAGGCGCAATTCCAAGTTCTACAGACAGGCTGGCTATCGTATAGAGCGTGGAATCACGCTGAACTATTTTTTTTCTTCGTCTAATACCTCGACAGTTTCTAAGCTGTCTATAAACTCGGCACCAAATAAAGGAACAGTTATGTTAGCCCTACGCAAGCACTCGTGCGCCAAGAAGTAAATCTCGGTCTGCCTTTCGTGGTCGCGTAGGACTTTACTAATTCCTGCTTGATACTTTAACTCGAAAGCGTACTCAACACCTGGCGTTATTTTGTGTTCTGTGACTTCGCCATTAGCCCTTGTTATCTTTAGCTTTGCCATTATTGCTCCTTAGTTATGGTGTTACGTCGACTACTATAACTGAATTACAGGTAAATGTAATGCTCTGAGTAGAAATGTCGGCTACAGATCCGTTTAGGTCCTGTGTGTTATTAACCAGCACAGTAGTTTGATACTCAGGATTAGTACTGCTAATCACTGCGTTTGAGCGCTTGATTACTAGTGGCACTGTTGTACCCCACGCTGCTGCAAGTGTCGCAGTAACTGCGTTAGCACCTGATGCTGCTGTATCGTTAAGCAGTTCCAAAGTTATCGTTGATGCTTCCAGTCCTTTTGTAAATTTATGTGCAGAGTCACCCATTGCTGTGACTTCCAATTCATCAAAGCTGCGGTTAATTGTAACACCTGTAACTACGCCTGAAATATCGACGCTGTTAAGGGTAACAACCGCACCATTGCTTAGAAATACGGCCATTATTCTTCCTCTTCTTTCTTTAGAGCAGGTTTCTTAACCGCTGCTGGTGGTTCGGTAATCTGGCCGATTCTAGCCAGAAATCTAAGGTCTTCTTCGGTAAATCCTTTGTAGCTCATGTTAACTCCAACTCGTGAGGATTGATACAGTGATCTCAGAAACCAAAAGATCGCCACTTGCTGCGGCTATCATTGCTGGCGCTGAAATACTAGAGATGTTCATTTGGTAAGTAGCAGCAGCCAGTTTTGTAACTACTGCTAAAATATAATCTTCCATGCCAGCCAAGTTGCCCTGGTTATCTAGCGCTGGTTTTGTGATAAGAACTTTAAAGTTCGCTAATGGGTTTACGCTTATTTCATCGTTGTTAGACGGCACGATATACGGATCGCCAGGTGTAATAACGACGCTGTTTGCCAGTAATGTTGGTGGTGGGAAACTGAAAACTGACCATACGCCAGCGTTTGTCAGCGTAGTGGCTAAGGTTGATCTAAGAGTTGTTATTGCTGCTGGCATTAGCCCACCAGTGAATTAGGGCTTGAGTACGGTTGGATGAGACCACGCACTCTGTTAATGAGCTGGTAACCCATTCGATACGGGCTCGCAGTGATCCCATCCATACCTACCCCACCAGTCTGGCTAACTTGACGGCTTTGCCAGATGTCAACAGCTACGATCATCGCAGCCTCTCTTATGGCAGGGGTCGCAGTGTAAGCCTGTGCTTTATGCTCTGGGCCAAGGGCTCGGCCGTATGGTTTAACAAAATGAAATGGATCGTCTGCAGAAACTTTTGCGTATTGAATGATGCTGTAGCCGTTAGGGTATGAACTAAATGCGTATGTACTCCAGAATGCTGTGCCAATAGATGCTGGCACTGTAGTACCTGGGAATGATCCTGTTAATGTATATGTGCCATTGTATGTGCTGCCACAATTACTAATTACTAATTGCTGACCAGTTACAAATATGCCTGGGTTTGCTAATACTAAAGTTGCTACGTTATTGCTAATAGATGAGCCGACAACTGGGGCATCGTTATGCCATAGGTAACCAGAAATTAGGTCCTCTGCCGATTGGCAGCATTCTTCCACTGTAGCGTCTGTATATAAAGTGCCAATTCCTAAATTCGTGCGCAACTCTTGCATTGTCACCATAACAGCGGCCATAGGTTCCTCTCTAAAAAGCTCCCTAGGGCTAGGGCTACTAAACCCTAGGGATTATTAAATTAACTAACTTATTAGGTTAGGTTAAAGCGGCGAACGCCACCAGCGACCAATACACCAACGGCCATGTAGCCATATAATGATGTCTCGATCTCGCCTGTTGTTGGGATGTTTGTTGAC